CCCGGTCGCGGTCCTCCAGGGTGTTGCAGTAGTAGATGCCGTCGATGTACAGGCGGCCGATGGTGTAGGTGGGCTTGGGCCACCGGCGTTCCACCTTAATCTTCATAGGTCGGTTCCTCCACCTTTTCAGACGTGAACTGGCCCTTGCCGTTCCGGATCTGCCGGGCGGCCTTGATGCCGAGGGCCCTGGTGATGTCGGTGATCTGCTTCTGCAAGGAGTCTATCTGCTTCTGGTGCTCGGTCCGCTCGTAGGCCAGCTGGTCGCGGAGGGTCTTGACCTCGCCTTCCAGCTCGGCGATGCGTGCGTTCTGCTTTTTCAGCAGGGGGTCGTAGAAGTCCTCCATGGCCTTCTTCATCGTCTCGATCTCGTCCGACTTTACGTTAGCGGCTTCTTTGCGCCGGCCCCATTTCCAGTTGACGAGCCAGCCGGCGCTGCCACCTCCGAGCGCCGTGATGATGTAGGGAATAAATTCTCCGAAGTCCATGGTATTTGTTCTTGTTATGGGGGCCCGGAGGCCCCCGGTCGTTGTTCTAAAAATGTCCCTGGATCTTTGACTTCGTCACGGCTTATTCAAAATCCGTAAGTCAGTCAATTAGGGCCGAAAGTGAGTTAATTGTCCGTTCCTTCGCCCACCTTCGTCCAAGAGGACGATGCGCTCGGTGCGTTTGGTGTGGTAAGGCAGTATTTCTGCCAACTGCCGACCGAAATGTAGAAGTACATATAATATTCGTTCGTTAGTTGCCATTGTTCAAGTTGTGCTTTCTCGTTGAAGTTCACGATGGCCTGGGCGAGTGTCTGCACACCATAGAGTTCTCCCGTAGCAGGGTCAATGGCGGTACGCATATCGAACACAACATCTTTGACCCATTCCTCCCACGAAGATGCCGCACTTGGATTCGTGTAATCAATGAGGAAATAACCGACACTATTCCCGTATTGGTTGTTGTAGAACACCAAGTACATATTGTTCTTCAATGTGATGTTGTTGTCCGTGCAATATTGAATGAAAGCAGGGACTGCTTCTTCGAAGGTCATCACATTGATTTCGCTTTCGGAACGAAGGTCTACGAGATATTCTTTCAGTTCGGCGACATCCTTGTCCTTGTCCCGTAGTGTGACTTGATGTTCTGGCTCAACCACATTGTAATTTTCAAGGATGGTTTGGAGAATGAGATTTGCACATCTTTCAGCCGTGGACACCCACGGGTGTATAAGCGAACCGCCATCGTCTATGAGCCAAGTGAAACAGTTCCCGTCCGAAATCCCGGACTTGACATAAAGGTCGCAGAATGCCGTTGCCCATTTCTCGGCACATTCTTTCTCCGCTTGGTGCAACTGCGGCCAATGCACTTTGAGGGCCACTTGGTCATAGTGAGGCCAGTTGTACTGATACGCCCGATACTGTGACACGCAAATCAGCAAGGTATTGGGAAAAAGGATTCGTGCGTTACGGATGAAGGTCTGGTATGCTTGATAGAAGGTCTGCGTTCTTCCGGGCGTATCCCTCACCGTCACATTGTTATCCGTGACACGATAGTTGAACATATCGGCAACACCCAGTGGTTTATCATTGATTGTTCCCAATCTTGCCGGGTCTACAACTCCGTTGTTCACGAATAGATAGCCGTCATTCGCCCCGCCCCAGAACACAAGCACCTTCATATTCTTCGGCATCAAGGCCATCCGTTCGATGGTGCAGAAGCCGTGCTTGATGCTCGGAATATTGTTGTTCGTAGCACCACCACCTTGCCCGACAAGACTGACCAGGGCATCCAGATAACCGCCAATGACACCGACCAAAGATTGGGACGAATAGGTAACAAGACTATCACCATAGCACCCTATTCTCTTGCTCTTGATAGGTGTTTTAATCTTCTCCGCCACAAGGGCATGGTCTGCGTTGGTTGCGTGTTCCGCCTCGGTCGCATTGTCTGCGTTGAATGCGTGTGCGGATTCCATCGCAAGCGAGGTGAAATATGTGACCGTCTTGGTATAATCAAGAAGGGTCGCAACATTGGGCAGATACGGATAATCGGCAACTTTGATAAGATAAATCCCGTACAACTTTAAGGTGTAATCTTTCTTCGTGGTTGAAGGGCCGAATTTCATAGTCCTGAAATAGTAGTTGGCAACTGAAGTGCCTGCATCATCTATTTCGCCAAGATATACCATTTGAAGTGTGTTCACGGGGTAAACATTTGTCAGTGTTTCCGATTGGTTGAGATGCCAGAATGTGACCTCATAAGTGTCGCTATCGTCCGGGCCTTCGACGATGAACTTGGCAAATGCCTTGTATTTCCCCGCTACCGCCTTCCCTCGTTCAATAATTCCACCGATAATGTCATATCTATTTCGGTTTAATGTCTGGTACTTGTATGTGCCATCTTCGGAAAGGACACCGGGCCACGCATCGCCAGTGGAATAATGAAGGACATCCAAGATGGATGTAACACCTACACTATCCGGGGAGGTTTCCTCTATCGTATTAATCCTTTCGTTCGTGTCGGAAATATCATCTGCGTTTTCTTGTACTCCTTCTTCAAGTTCATCCGTCTTGTCAAACAGTTCTTGGATTGCCCCCGTTGCATCACGGAATATAATGCTTGTGGGCCAATAGGACTGATTCGCCCCATCCATAATGTGGAGATAGCAAGAGGTGTTGATTTTGAACTCCTGCTCGGTGTCCACGGGAATCACGAAACCGGTGGTATAACCGTTTGCGAAAGTACCTGCGGTACTCGGATTATATCCATAATTGAAAGTCTTTACCGTAAGGAAAATGACGAGGGCGGGGGAGTTTGCATTCGCCTTGATTTTCAAAATGGAGTTGGCGGAAACAGCAATCACCTTATCATCCCCGGCATTAGAATTGACGGCGATGGCATTGTTTGTCCCGATAGTATTCGCCCCGAATGTATAGGTGCTGCCTTTCTCGAAGTCGGCGTACGGAATTAACCTACCTAATTTGGCCTCTAATTGACTGACTTCTCCCTCCAGGGTCTTGCCCATTTCGGCGGAGAGCGCCTTGGCCGCGCCACCGTCAGTCAGGTTGTTCACGACCTCCAGCTCGCCGGCGGCTCCGGTGTAGCCGCTGTTGCCCTGATCGCCCTTCGGACCCTGGGGACCGGTCGCACCAGTCGCACCCGTGTCGCCCTTTGCTCCGGCAGGGCCCTGGGGGCCCGTCGCACCTGTTGCGCCGGTGTCACCCTTATCGCCCTTATCGCCCTTGTCGCCTTTGTCTCCCTTCTCGCCCTGGATACCCTGGGGCCCCTGTGGGCCTTGGGGACCCTGCGGTCCTTCGTGGATGTCTACCATGTGCTCGGCAGCTTCCGCTGCGGCCTCGGCCCTGTCCGCCGCGCTGATTGCGGCCCGGATTGCCTCGTCAAGGATGGAGGAGCTCACGTCCTGGACCTCTATTTCCACATCCACATCCGGGTCGTCTATTGTGATTTCCTCGCCGGACACCTCCCAGGTGCGGCGCACGAACGTGAAGGCCCGTTTGTCGTAGGTCTTCGTCTCGCCCAGGTAGGAGCATTGGACGATGATTCGGTTGATGCCCATGTACTGCGGCTTGTTGGCCGCATACTGGCAGTTCAGGACGGTGCTGTCACTCCCGTCAACGGACACGGAGCAGCGCCCGGAAAGGGCCCGCTGCGCGTCGGAGTAGATGTGCGCCTTGACGTTGGACAACGTGGTCCAGTCAATGGCGACCCCGCCGTCTTTCAGGCGGAGCCTCACGGTGAGGTCGGAACTCACCCGGATGTTCGGTAGTGTATTTGTGCTCATAGTGTATTAGCTGACGGAGATGTTCTCTCCAGTCCATATTCTTTTTCTTCCGTTTGCGTCCCGGTAATAAACCGGATGGTGGAACACCATTTCCACCAGGGTAGCCGATGTCGCCACACCGAGGTAGATGTATATCTTCCCGTCCGCCGTTGCCGGGAGGTCCTGCACATATGGGTCATCCGCGTCAATGATGGCGGAACCGTCCGTCTGCGGGGCGCACTTGATATAGACGGGTTTCCATTGTGTTAAAACAAGGGCGGCACCCGTTTGGTTGAAGGAATAGCCAAGAGTTAGTTCGTACTGTTCCCACAAGTAAGTGGCACCGGGACGGTTCCCAGATGTGACTGCCGCTGTAGAGGAATAGTAACGGATGCTCCCGAAGGGGTCGATGGGGGTCTGCGTGGTTGTCCGTTTCGCCGTCGCATTGGTGGAAGATGAGGCATTCGCGGGGACGAAATGCGTTCCGTCCGCAGATGTAAAGAGCAACCGATAACGATAACAAGCACTCGTTGTCGGAAGGGACATTTTGTTGGTGCGGAGGTTGTAACCGATTGTATTATCATTGGCATTGTATCCGTAATACATATCCCAACATCCGCCCTCCACGCGAGTGGAGTTGTAGATGAACAGGAATGTCACCGCTGCGGAGAAAATGGTGGTTGTCCGGGTGGTATCAGCATTGCTTGCGTAGACAGGTTTCGCACCTGTTCCGTTGATGTTCAGGGTCCATCCGGATGCGGATGCCTGTCTATTGTTGCGGACATAGGCACAAACACCATCCACAAGTTCTGCGGGGAAATTGTCCACCTGGGCAAGAATGTTTGTGTCAGTTGACCCCTCAATCACCTCACCAAAAGGAATGGCAACAGCCTTGTTTGCAAAGCCGCCAGCAGTCGGGCTTCCGGCGAATTTTCCCGCAAGGTCCGTACTTGGTATTCCGTTTTCGGGCTTGGAATATGTACCCGCGCCAATGTTCGTTCGGGCCTGCGCCTTCTGCCCGTCCGTCAGGGACTGCGCCGTATACATCACGGCGTCGGGCGCTGTGCCGGTGTCTCCCTTATCACCCTTATCACCCTTATCACCCTTGTCGCCTTTGTCACCTTTCTCGCCGGTGTCTCCCTTGTCTCCCTTCGGGCCTTGTGGTCCGGTCGGTCCTGTGGCTCCGGTCGGTCCTGTATCGCCCTTGTCACCCTTCGGACCTTGCGGCCCGGTCTCGCCCTTGAGGTTGTGGAAGGCCAGGAACAGCTCCTTGTTCTCAAGCGATACGTCCACGAAGGGGACGCCGACGTTCGCGTCCACGGAGGCATCCGCGTTGGTAATCCCGGCGGCGTTGGCCCTGTCCGCGGCCTGGTTCGCGGCGCCTGCGGCGGTGTTGGCATCCGCGGCGGCGGCATTGGCGGCATTGGCGGCGGATTCGGCAGAGGCCGCAGCCTCCTCCGCAGCATCAGCCCCATTGAAAGCGGCGCCGATGGCGTTGTCCAGGATGGAGCTGGACACGTCCTCCACGGAGATTTCCACGTCCACGTCGGGGTCGTCTATTGTGATTTCCTCACCGGCCTGGTCCTCGGTCCAGCGCACGAATGTGAAGGCCCGTTTGTCGTAGGTCTTCGCCTCGCCGAAATAGTTGGCTGACACGACGATGCTGTTGATGCCGAGATACTGGGGCCTGCTCGCTTCGTATTCGCAGACGAGTATGGTGTGGTCGTCCGCGTCAATGGAGACGTCACAGCGGCCCGCCAGGGCCCTCTGCGCGTCGGAATAGATGCACGCCTTGACGTTGTTCAGCGTGGACCAGTCGATGGCCACGCCGTTGTCCTTCAGGCGAACACTCACGGTCAGATCGGAACTGACTCGGATGTTGGGAAGTGTAATTGTGCTCATATCCTTAGTTGTTAGGAATGGATGTAATCGTTTCGGAGTCCACCGTCAGCGTAGCGGTGGGTAGGGTCACTGCAGTAAAATCCACATCTTCATCCAGCATGTCCCAGTCGAAACGAGACATCAGCGCCCAGACGCCGTGGGACTTGATGAAGAGGGGCGGCATACGCCGCTGGCTGTTGTACTGGATGTCCAGCTTTCCGGAAATCTCAATCCGGGGGGCCGCATGCTCCTTCGCATAGGCCAAGGCCGTCAGGGACATGAAGTCCTTGTCAGTGTTCGACCCGTCGCTGAAGGACATTATGAAGTCGAGCGCCGCAGCGCTGGACCAGACACCCGCCACAAAGGCTCCCTGGATGGTGTTCCCAGGAACCTCGCGCCCGCCGGTGATGGAGATGTCCTCCGCAGTTCCACGAGCGCCGTTGTCGATGATGAGGGTGTCCTCGTACCCCTTGACGGTCTGCAACTCCACGTCGACATTGTAGATGTTCACAAGGTGGCCGGAGACATACACGATCAGGTTGCCGTAGTAGGAGTCGTTTGGACACGGGATCGTGACCTCGATGATCTCCACATTGTTGGGGTCATACCGGTCCGTCTTCTCCACGGGATGCTGGTCGCCGGTCCCCGGGCTCGTAGTCGTCCATCCTGTGTCGGGATGATAGTATTTCACGGTTCCCCCGCCGCTCTGATACATGGCTGTTATATAGACATAAGGGGCTCCGTTATAGTTCTGCCAGACGCCAGCACGGGCCGTCCGGACCGTTATCTTCAAGTCGTAGGTGAACTGCGTCAGGCTCATCGGGGCATAGATGGTCCCGGTTCCGCCCATCCCGCCGAGGGTGCGGACATCGGTGCCCACCGCGTCACCGCTCGAGCTCCAGCTGGAAAGGGCCGGAGCACCGGAACGGAGGTTCCAGTCGGAACGGACTTTCACGGAACGCTTCGCCGGAACAACCCGACGGGTGAGATAGCCGTTCGGCCACAAGTCCGCCACGCCCATCTTTCCGACGGAGGCGCCGCACTTGACCTGATCCGCGCTGGAACTCTCGTCCGCATCGAGAGGCGAGAACACGGTGGCGAGGATTCCGCTCGAACTGATCTGCGCGTCAACCTCCCGGACAAGCAGCCACAAGTTCCCGTAACGGGTGAGGCTGCACCGGATGGACGTGAGCAATTCGGACAGGACATCGTAGCAGGTCTTGCCGACCATATAGTCCATGTCAATCTTCGCGTCGTCCATGAAGGTGGCAGCGGTGCTACCGGAGGCCCGGAGCTGGCTGGCCGTGTAGAGATACGGTTGCGTGTCCCCGGTCTTCTTCAGGAGCTCCTGGATGTGCTTCCTGAGGGGAAGGGAACCGGCAGACTCGAAGGTATATTCCTTCAGGATGCCGATGCCGTCCACCGCCGTAATCTTCACGTCGTAGGGCGGAGCTATGTCCGGCTCGCCGTACAGCTCCGTGGCCACATAGCCCTCCCAGATGCCCTCATACGAGCTGCCGTTCTTCCGGTAGATCTCCACCTTGTACTGGTTCGGATCCGTCGTATAGAGGTCCACGTACTCGCCGTCCACCTGGCACTCCAGGGACAGCTCGCAACAGGTCGCGCGGAAGGGAAATCCGTCCTGCATACGAAGCACCGGGGCCCTGCCGAGAGGCCGGTCCGTGATGCTCCCGGTGTATCCGTTCTCACGGAGACGGACCTCGTAGACCGTGCCGTGGCAGGACTCAAAGCGGAAGCGGTATTTCGTGCCGTATGCCATTATTTTTTGTAGTAGTTGTTTCGGTTGGTGTTGTTGATGACGGTGATGAGCTTGTCGCCATCCGCCTCCAGGGTGCCGGTCACCTGGACCTTCACCTCGCGGGTCTCATAGTCGCCTCCCGTACCGCCATAGCCGGACGAGGAATAGCTCCCGCCGCCTGCGCTGTAGTCACCGCTGGCCACGGCGGAAAGGGACGCCTTGACAGCAGATCCGAGGGCTACCAGGGCGGCACCGGCCGCGATGGCGGCATAGCCGTTCAGGGACTCGAAGGCGGCCTTGATGCCGAGGGTGGCGACACCAGCTGCGATGGCTATCTTACCGACCGCGATGGCCAGGTCGCCGAAGGCTGAGACCGCCGCGTTCTTGAAGTCGCCCCAGGCATCACCGCCGCCGGCGAGAGTTCCTACCAGGCTTCCGAGGATCTCCGCCGTGCGAGACACACCGGATTGGATGAGGTTCGTCACCTCGTTGGTGATGTCCTGGATCTTCTGAGTATCTGCCTCGAAACCGATGCCAATGGTGATGTCGCCCAGCTGGGCGTTGATGATGTTCCGCCAATACTCGCCGTCCACCTGGGGCAGGACAGTCAGCGTCGGCGTCGTCACACCCGGGAAAGTAGGAGTCGCCGCGCCGGTGATGGCACCAACCTCCGAGATGGTTGCCCACTTCTGGTGGACCTCCTCTATCTTCTTCAGCAGATCCTGCTGCTTCTTCCACTCGGCTTCGGCCTTCCTGGACGCGGCAGCGGCGGCCGTTGCATCGGCCTCCGCACCAGAGTTCTGGATGGACTGGATCTGCTTCCGGATTTTGAAGGTCTCGTCGGACAGCTTCGCCTCCTGGTTGTAGTAGGCCACGACGGCCTCCTCCATGGCGAGACGGTCCTTGTCGCCCACGGCTCCCTGGTAGTTCCAGAGCATCGCACGGTAGCTGTCACTCATCCCGGCGTTCTGCGCGGCCATGGTCGTCTTCATCAGCTTCGCCGGATCCTTGAAGGCCTCGGCATACGCACTGTTCCAGCTCTCGCCGGCCTCAGTGCCGAGCCAGATGAAGAACTGCTCCGTCTGCTTCCGGACACCTTTCAGCTGCTGCTCAGTAAGGCCCTCCAGGTTGAATCCGAGCTTGTTCGCAATCACGTCCAGGCTCGCATCAGAGATGCTCGAGAGTGCCCGCGTGGGATTCTTCTCGAGGTCCGAGTATATCTTCAGGAGTTTGTTCCCGGCTTCGATACGCTGCTCGTCCGTCTTGGAGAGGTCGGCCATATCGAGGCGCAGCTGGTTGATGGTCTGCTGCTGCCGGGCCAGGGACAAGTTGTAGCTGGTCTGGACCTCACCGAGACCGTCCTGCGCGTTGTACAGCTCCTTCGCAAGCCGACCCGCCTCCTTCATGTTGGAGAACAGGTTCGTGAAGTCCATATTGGCGACAGACGTCTTGAAGGAGTCGAAAGCGCCGGCCATCGCGGCGCAGGTCTGCTCCCAGGCATCGCCGAGCGCCTGGTTCTGCTGAGACAGGTCCTTGATGACCTTGATGGTGCCCGCGACGGCAGCAGCAACGGCTGCAAAAGCCGCAGCACCCTTCCCCGCAACAGACTGGATGGCGCCACCAAACTCCTGGGCGTCTTTACCAAGCCCCAGCAAACCCTGCTTGACGGATTTGGCCCCCTTATCGAAGTCCTTGGTGTCGGCTCCGATAATTACTTTCAGGTTGGGGTCTTTCGTGGACATATCTCGTTACCAGTCGATTAGTTCTTTCAATTTCTCCAGTGAGGCCTTCCTTTCCTCCGGCGTCATCCCCGACAGGCCTCCGTCGTCCGGTTTCTCCTCTTCGTCCCAGGGATACGGGAGGAACTCGTGGGGCGTCACCGTCTTACCCTTCGCCAGCTGAATATTGAACAGCCGGAGGCCCACGGCCCTGACGACTTCCGCAGTATGTTTCCGGTCTGCGATCCGGTCCTCGTTCCAGGCAAACATCGCCTCCCAGAACTCTCCTTGACGGAGGAGGCCGAAGGCCTCAAGGGTGAGTCCGAGGCGGGCGATGGCCCAGCCCCGGACGTCTCCTATCGTCAACTTGCGGGCTCCGTCTCCCGCTCCTCTTTTTTTGGCCCTTCCAGGTTCATCTTGGGAGCCGACTGGGCGGCATAGATGTCCAGGAACTCCCGGACCTTTGCCGGAGTCACGAGCGCACCCAGATCCAGGGCAGACATCGTGAACTCCCTCCCGTCAAGCCGTTCGCCTTCCGTGAGGCAGGCCACCATCAGGTTGGTCAGCTCAGAGGGGCGAAGGGTGCCGATCTTGGAAATCTCGTCGAGGGTGTTGCGGCCCACGGCGTCGAGGAATGCTATCAGCGCATTCCAGTTGGATTCCACCCGGTAGCGCTGACCTGCGATTTCAATGTAGTCCTTCTTCATGATGATGATGGTTTAGGAGGTAGTCGTCATCGTGCCGGTGACGCGAAAGTCGATGGTGTAGGACGCATCGTCGGAACTGTTGGAGCTCTCGCTGTAATTCGTGATGATGCAGTTGCCGCCGTAGGCCTGGCCGCCGGTGGCTATGTACTTGAACTGGAGGACGGCCTGCGAGCCGGTCTTCAGCGCATTCGCTATCATCGTGTTGCGGAAGGACTTCGTCGTGGAGTCCGTTCCCATTTCCACGAGACCCGTAGCGCGGAAGGTGATGTCGTGGCCGGTGACTGCGACCTGGGCGTCGCCCTGGTCGTCCTTGGTGAGAGACTCCTTCGTGCGGGCCGCGATGGTCAGATCGTCCTGCGTGCGACCGGCGAGCGTCTTGCCGCCGATCTTGAAAGCGATGTTGTATCCTTCGAGTACTGCCATGGTTGTGTGGTTTTAATTGTTAGGATTCCTCTTCCACCTCTTCCACCTGGAAGTCAGCGGCGCCCACGACGCGGAAGTCCACCGTCAGCGTGGCGTCGTCGGAGGCGTTCGAGCTTTCCGAGAGGTTGGTGATGACGCATTTCCCGGAGAGGATGTCACCGGCCCCTGCCGCATAAAGAAAGTCGAACACGGCCGTACTGCCAGTCCGGAGAGAGTATTCGATGAGGGTGTTTCTGGTGATGGCCGAAGAAGAGGACATATCAACCAGACCGGTGGCTCGGAAGGTGACGTCCTGACCGGACACAGCCACCTGGGCGTCGCCCTGGTCGTCCTTGGTCAGCCGCTCCTTCGTGCGCGCGGCGATGGTCAAATCGTCCTGGGTACGGCCCGCGAGGGTCAGGTACGAGCTACCGACCTTCAGCTTGAAAGCGATGTTGTATCCAGCAAGTGCCATAATTAAGCGTATTGGTTTAAGATGTAATCCAGTTCGATGACCCAGATCCCGTCCATGCAGTCCTTCCGGACGTCCGTGATGCGGGCGGAGAAGACGAGATCGTCGTATTCGTGATGGATGACCTCCTCTGCTCCCGCGGGCTCCTCGTTCTCGCTGGGGTCGACACCGGGGTCTGCCGGTTCCTCCGTCGGGGCGGTCTCCTCGGGCGGATCTTCGGGCATGACCTCCGACACTTCCTCCTCCTCCTCGCCGCCGGCCTCTTCAGCCGGTTGGCTGGAAGAAGGGCCGCCAAAGCCCAGGGCGATAGCAGACTCGATGCCGGCACGAAGGGCATCCGCCTCGTCAAAATCGTCGGAAACGGAACGGATGGTAAGGTTGCCGACAATCTTGTAGGGGCCGTCCTTCGTGTCCCGATACTTAACGGGCAGCTCGAAAGTGACATACGGGTAGCCCTCAATCTCGTCCTCGGAAAGGGCGGGATTGATGCCGTGCGCCTTGAGCGTATCCACGAGCTTGGTGTGCAAGTATTCGGTCATCTTTCCTTGATTTTGTCTTCCTGTTGCTTCAGGCTGTCCTGGAAGCCTCGAATGAAGGCCTGCTGTGCCGGGCCCACGGCTTGGTCATAGAAGTTCTCGGCGGGCTGTCCTACCTCGTTCCTCCGCTTCCGGTTCAGATGCTTGATGGGGTAGTCGAACTGATGCCCCGGGTCTCGCCGTGTCAAAGTACCATAGTTCCGCCAGTAGGCCTTGAACCAATCATCCGGCTCACTCGTCCCAGACTTCACCTTGTTGAAGGCTCCGATGAGGGCGGAATAGTCGCCGGAAACGGCACCCTTGACCACCTTGCTGGAGACCAGCCTCTTGAACCGCCTGGGCATCGCCTTCCGGATTTCCTTTGCCGCCTGCGAGCCTCCCTTCCTCAGCGCCGTCCTCACCACCTTGACGAGGTTCTTCGGAGCCTGGTCAAAGCACTTCAGAGCGTCATCGAGACCGGAGATGCTGTACGTCGCCTGTGCCATCAGTCAACCGCATGAAGGGTGAGGTGGCAGAGGGGCGAGACCCGGGAGATAGGATCGATGCCGGAGATCTCGTAGGAGCGCCCCTCCACGACTACCCGCCAGCGCGTGGTCAGCGGCTTGACCTTGTAGATGGTCAGGATGATTTCCTGACCTTCCTCGAGGTTCGTGTTGGCGACGTTCTCGGAGGCGTTCCGGTCCACTTTGGCGTAGACCTCCGCGTAGTCCTGGAAGTTGTACTTCTTCGCACCCTGCGTCCCGTAGGTGATTACGCAGGAGCGGAGAAGCACAAGCGTGTCCAGTTCACCGAAATTAATCCTGTTCTCCATCGTCCATCCCCCAGCTCCGGTAAGGACGGAGCAGGTTCTGGGACGCCTTCGTCAGGGTCTCGACGCTGTCCGTCGGGTTGTTGAAGAGGCTCGCAGCGTGCATCAGGATGGCGGCCTTCATG